ACAATCAGATCATTGATAACTTCTATGTCTGAAGCATCATATGTCTTATACTTAGTCTTAGGGTTTTTCTTTCTGCTCATTTAAACTGGTTTTTTACAGCATCTACTGTCAAGTCAGTAAGCTCTGATAAGAAGAATGCTATGGAATCTAAGTCTGGTGAATATATTAACGCCAGACCTTCTTCCTCTGGCATAGTATTCAAGGTCATTAGAATCACATAGACTGTTTCTCCTTCATTTACTGAAGTAAGGAATAAGGCTTTGTCTGTCTTCTTTGTAGTCTTTAGAGCTTTGAGTACCTTATCTTTTACTTCATCAGAACATGAGTTTACAAAGTCCAGGATATTATTCATATCCCTTGTCATGTAAACAGGCTGAATACTTACAGATTTATCCAAGTCAGCAGAAGATATCTTGTTCTTTGAGTATTGATCCAGCATTTTATGTATAGAAGCTTTATGTTCTTCTATATTATTCTTATACTGTTCAAACGAAGCTTTGATATGATCCTCTACTAACCTTTCAAAATCCTGTATTGCCTTGGCTTTACTAACGTCAGACTTAAATTTAGGTTTGGATTTTTTACTTGGCGCCTTGGTTGATGGCTTCAATTGCCTTGTAGTGTTTTTCTTCGATTTTTTCGGATGGAATAAGTTCTTTAAAAAAGTTAGCAGCCCCATTGAAATATAAGTCTATGTTTATAAACCCTGAACCATTACGATTGAGCATTACATTGAACTCTCTGTAATTGTCTCCCAGTCTGCTTATGTCATACCCCTCATAATTCTCAATCTTGTATCTATGAGGAGCAAACAGACCGAACATAACATTTACGTCACGCTGTGTAAGCTTACAATCTGCAAGACCATCAGGACTTGGTCTTAGCTTGGCAATAATACTATCACCTTTAAATGTGAATTGTTGTTTCTCTTGATCAGCTGCTTGTTGCTGAATGGCTACTGGAATATACCTCCATCTGTCTCTCATAGCCAAACAATACTTACTGCTGAAATTAAATATAGTAGTCCATAGATCCTGACCCTTCTCAGTATGTAACAGACTTAAGTGGTCAACCACTACTATTACATATTCCTGTGGGTTATTAGCACGATACTCTGCTATTCTAATATTAGCTGCATCCCTAATTGTAGTATCTGAACTCATTAAATGTTCCAAGGGTATTACCTTACCATCCTTGTCATAGTGCTGACCATTCTGATATGCATAGTCCCTCATGTACTTGTAAATACCGAAAGGATTCTTTACATTATCCACTATAGTCACCATAGACTCGAACCTTTCCATCTCTTCATCAAAGCTATCTAAGATTGTCTCTATATCATCTTCAAGTATATAGTTCTCAAATCTTGACTTTAGCTTCTCTGGAGATATGACTATACCATGTTTTTTGTACAACAGGTAGCTATAGAACTGACTCAACTTCTCTTCTTTGCTAACCTCCAAGGAGAAATACACTACTTTAATCTTAATGTCTGTCTCTCTTGTAGTAACAAATTCATAAGGATTGTACACAAACAGAAAGTCACCAAGCTTAGTCTTACCTACCTTACTATTAGCAGTCACAAGATAATACTTCTCTTGCTCAATGCCAGGTACTACATAGCCAAGCTTTGGTAGCAAGACAAAAGGAATACAGGTATACCCTCCATCAAGCCTGATCTGCTTGTTCTTCTTAATCTCTTCTTTAACCCTTTGATAAATCTTCATAGTCTTCTCTCCCCAGACTTAATCATATGAGCAGTCTTATTATCAAAGTCTTCACATAATGCAGCTAGTTTAGATACCCCATCTTTGTTGATAAGATAATCTGCTTGAGTCATATAAGCATATGCTTTACGCTGCATTTGCTCTACATACAACTTGGTTGCTGCTAGAATAGTAGACTTTGAATACTCAGTATAGGTTCTAAGAAACCACTCCATCTTTTTAGAAACACCTTGCTTGTCACCTCTGATTGGAGTACCATTTCCAGACTTTACTCCCTTAGGAAATAAGTTCCTGTATTCTTCTACAAAGGTAGCAAAAGGACTGGTATCTTCAAAGAGTGACATACCTTTTCCTGTCAAGGCATAGGGATAAGAAGATTGACTTGTTGGGTTTTCACGCACATACCCGGATGTCTCTACTGTTATGTAAGTCCCATCCGGTATAACTTTAAATACTTCCTTGGGATTCTTACCATGATAAAGGCAAGCCAAAATGCTGTACACATTAGGGCTTACATCTTCTTTGTTTAGAATCTCAGGGTCTAGGTTAATCATCATCTTCTTCAGTGAATTTAGTATACAGTTTAAGTTTTTTATTAGCCTTGATTAGCTCCCTTCCATTCAGCTTACCTCCCATACAGAGAGGGCAAGGCACAGGGAGCTTACCATCTTTAGTAAGCTCCCCTGCACCAAAACAATATAAGCATATTTCAGAATGGGTCTGGGTCTTCTTCACTGCGTAACTTCCAAATCAGGATTCTCTTCACTACTGATCTATATTCTTTAAACCATACATTAAACTCTCTAGCTTCATAGTAAAGATAATAACCACTTGCATAGTGCTTAACTAGCTTTACATTATGCTGCTTCCAGACAATGTAGATGAGGATAAAGATAATAATAAAGTTACACATAACCAAGGTTTTTCATCATTAAGAATCTGTCTTTAATCTCTACTTTACTGTAATACTCAAACTGTTTGTTCTTCAGCTTTTTCTGCAGCTTTTTTGTCCGCTTCGACAAGCCTCTTGTATTTCTCGATACAATCGTCTGTGGAATGGCAGTGGATCTCTTCATAATTATTGATATTTTCCATAGCTTTTCTATACCATTTAATCTCCTGAGTTCCAGCAGTAACATAGATAAACACACTACCTATCTTATCTGTAACTCTTTGACGTCCAATAGCTTGAATCATATCAAGCTCTTTGGAATAGTAAGACATAAGGACAGTATTGTCCAGGTCTTTAAGATTCGCACCTTGCTTCAACATTTTGAATGAGGCTATTGTATCTATCTTACCTGAATCAAACTCTTGCCTGAGCCTGTAGTTCTCCTTCTCAGAGTTCTGGTTACTTATAACATTGGGAGTTACACACAGCAAGGTATCTATGCTATTACCAAAGATTAACGTCTTGCCGATCAAGGCTTTACGTAACTTAAGAACAGCCTCTACTTTAGAGAACAGAGTGTACAATACTTTGGCTCGTGCTGCTGAGGTGTTCCTAATCTTGAAGGTCTTTGCTGGACCATCAGGTAAGAACAGGGCTTTTTTAAACTCAGCATCCCAATAATCATAAGCTGCTTTCTCTGTGGTCAGGAATGGCTTAGCCTTACTACCTGCTGGTACAATCTTTTTCTCATAATCCAATTGATGGGTTATGATGAATATACGCAGCTTCTTTGTGGTACCATCCTTTACAGCTTGGTTTAAATTATACTTGTAACATACTGGGGCTATTTCATCAAGCCATAAGCCTTTACTTAATTCTTTGCCTTCTTCATCTAAATACTTCGTACTTCTGTCTACTGTAGCTGATAGTCCCAAGATGTGCTTATACGTATTATTCTTATAGAACTTTACGTATTGAGGAGTCAAGGACATATGTATCTCATCTGAGCATACCATATCCCACTCTGTACCAGTCAAGTTATAAGCTGACTGGTAGCACATGAAAGTCAAGTCATGGCTTGACTTCAGATCATACCCAAATAGTTTCTTAAATAAAGCTATGTCTTTATTCAAGTCTATCTCACGCTGGGTAGTCTCTGCGAGGAACAATACTTTGGAGTTCTTAGGTAACAAGCGGGTGGCTTTAATAAAACTGAATGTCTTACCTATACCAGTACTCAGGTTAAGAGTACCTTTTTTACCCGCTTGTTCCCAAGCAGCTACAGCAAGGTTTTGAATTTCATCTCTCTTGCTGTCTAACATAAATTATTTTTTGTAAATTACTGTACCTGATTCAACAAATTTATCTGCATGTACTTCAGGAGTTGCTAAGAACATATCTACAAGTTGCTTTAGTTCAATAGCCTCATTTGTCATTCTTTTAATGATCCTTTGCCTACCTAATTCCAATAATTCTAAAAACTCATATGCACAATCACCCCATCTTGCAATGAGAGTATGATGCATTCTCCAGTCATAGCCTTTAGTTTTAT